TAAAAAAGCTGCCCCTGCGGCTGCCCCTGCGGCTGCCCCTGCGGCTGCCCCTGCCCCTGCTGCGACTCTTGTTTCTATTGATGATAAATCGGAGGCTTTACTTAAAGACTTTGTAGCTACTAAATATAGTGATTTATCTTTAGTGAGATTAAATAATGAAGGAGCGGTTGTTAATGTGGAAGGTCAAGTACTTATTACGAAAGCTAATTTAGACGCTGGTATTTCTGCTATTAAAACGGAACGTATTACTAAAGCAGAAGAGTATATTAAGACTATTAAAACAGTAGAAGTTGGGGATAAGGAGTATAAAATAGAAGAAGACGGTAGTGTTAAAGGAGAAGATGGTAATGTTTTTTTAACTAAAGAACAATTACTTGACCAAGTTATGAAGGCAACTGACTATCTTAATCCTATTGATGATAGTGATAGTATATTTGACCAGGCAAATGCACTTACAGGGTTGTCATTTATTGATGATAAAGGTACTCCTATTGAGTTTGAAGAAACTCCTGAAGGCTTAGCACAAAGAGATTTGTTTATTGCCAAAAGTGAAGGTAGTCGTATTGCCCAAGAGTATATTAATAATTTCTTTGGTCAGTATCCTCAAATTGAAGATGCTTTCTATTATCTTAAAGTTAATGGTAATTTAAATGGTTTTGGTCAAAGAAGTAGCCATGAAGGTATTACTGTTGGTAAAGCTAATGAGAATCAACAGCTGGAACTAGTAATAGAAGCTGAAATGATGAGAGGGCTTAGTAAAGAACAAGCTACAAAAAGGGCTAATGTTTATAAAGATAGTGATATGCTATATGAAATTTCTGTAGAAAGTTTAGCATTTATTACAAATAAAGAGAAAGCTGAAAAGGAAGCAGATAAGACAGCATATCAAGCAAATCAAGCAACGTTAGCTAAAAACCAACAAGAGTATTGGGCTACTGTTGCTACTAAGCTAAATAGTGGGAAAATATTAAATTATAATATTCCTGAGAATATTAGGGTTGTTAACTCTGATAATACTGTTGTATATAAAACTCGTCATGACTTTTATAACTATCTTAGTGCTCCTAATAAAGACGGTTTATCTCAAGCACAAATGGAAGCACAAAACGAACCTATTGATGTTAAAATCTTTAATGATTATCTTAGGTTCATTGGTTATAATATGGGTTATATTGTTGAACAGCGAGTTAGAGAAGCTAAGATTAGTGATTTAAAGCAGAGGTTTAATAGGGATGCAATTCCTTCTCGTAAAATTGTTGTAGCTGCTCCTTCTGCTGCTTCTTCTAATAATGATAAAATTTTAATGTAATTTTAAATTGTAAAAACTATGGCATTTTCTGTTAGGGAAATCAAAAGAGGTGATTACGTTACGGATGGGTATTCAAATGAAGATACATTAGCTAAGCTGATGATTCAGAAGTCTGATAAATTGCATCCTACGCTTACTTACCTATGGGGTATGGATAGTGATAAGTTCCCGCTTACTACTATGACGGAAGGTAACGCTACTAGTGGCGGTACTAAAGAAATTAATGGGGTTGAGTTCTATTGGGATGTAATGGGCAAAGCTAAACATACAGATGTTGTTGTTTACTATGATGCTGTTAGTAATCCAGAACCTGGAAAAGGTGGTCAGCCTTTTTATCTTTATTTTAAAAGTAATTTAATTATTGAGCAGTATGGTGTTCTTGCTCCTGATGGTATTACTCGTTGTAGGGTAATGGAAGCACCTAAGAAAATGGGTGAAGGTCGTTGGAGATATACTCTTGAGTATAAAACTACTGACGCTAGTGCTTATGTTCCACTTGAAAATCTTCAACCTGGTAAACATTGGGTAATGGGTGCTCCTACTATTCCAGAATCATTCTCTCGTGGTAATAGAAGTAATGTTAGGGGGCCTGGTAAGATGCACAATCAGATTAGTTTCCTTCGTTATACTAAACATATTGGTGGTAATCTTGCCAACAAGATTGTTGATGTAGAGTTTCCAACTGATGGCGGTGGTACTACCAATAGGTGGATTAACGAAGAGATGCGTCAGTTTGAAATTGATACTCGTCTTTATAATGAAGAGCATTATTGGACTTCTGAATATAATAGGCTGCCTAACGGTGAACTTATTATGAAAGACTATGATTCAGGGCAACCTATTCCTGAAGGAGCTGGTATGTTTGAAATGATTAAAGAAGTAAACTATGATACTTATGGGTATTATCTTACTATCCAAAAGTTGAAAAATACTATCAACGAAGTATTTGACAAAGATAGTGATACAGGTAATATGGAAATTATTTTGTATTGTGGTGACGGATTTGCAGATGATTTTGATTATGCTATTAAATCTGATGTTTCTGCTAATGGCTTCCAGCAGGCACTTGGTGAAAAGATGATTAGTGGCGGTCTTGGGCAGTTATCTTATGGTAACTATTTTACTCAATATAGGGATATTAAAGGCAATACTATTACTTTGAAGAAATTACATTTGCTTAATCGTGGTCTTTGGGCTGAAAATGATAAAGCTAATGGTAATTTACATCCTCGTAGTGGTAAGCCAATGAGTTCTCACGTTGGCATCTTTGTCGACCACTCTACTTATAATGGAGTTCGTAATGTGCAAATGGTTCGTCAAACAGGGCAAGCTGATATTATTGGTATTTATAAAGGTCTTTCTCCAATTCCTGAATCTTGGGCTCCTGGTGCATTTGGTAACATGATTTCTACTGACGAAGATAAATCAAGTTACGAACGTAAATTTAGCAAGGGTATTAATATTAATAATACTACTGGCTGTTTTATGTTACAGTGCAAATTATAACATTAAATAATTATTACAATGAGTGAAAATAAAGCTAATGCTTCGGCTACTGAAAGTAAAGCTGATTCTTCTATGACTTCTATGCTTCATCCAGAAGAATCTCTGACTGTTTCTAGAATAGTTACTATATTTCGTAAAGAGGAATCTTCTGCTTATTATAGGCGTAATGCAAAATTTATGCCAGAAGGTAAGATTAAGATTGGTAGTGCTATTAATAGTGTTAACAGGATGAGGTCTAATATTGAAGAAATAGATTTCTATATGCCTTATCTTTTAGGTGTTAATAAAAATGATCCTAGATATGCTGAGAAAGTAGACCTTTGGTTTAATAATATTTCTACTATGGTTCCTGAAGTAGGTTTACCATTAGAAGTAGGATTTAAATATACATCTTTAGCTTCTAAAAAGACTGTTGAAGATATTGAAGAAGGTATCATTAAGAAGTTTAATGCAGCGAAAAAAAGTAATCCTATTGAACGAGATGCTGCTATTGATCTTAGAGATAAAGAAATCATCATGTTAGAATCTAATAAATATAAACATGGGTTCCCTTTAAATGTAAATGATTATGTATTATGGAGATATTGTTTAGTTTACAGTGATGTAGCAAATGATATTGCTTTAGTTAATAAATCAGGGGGTATTCGTTTCTATATTTATGATGCCAAAAGAGAGAAACAAAAAGAGAAAGTAAATTTTGAAGTTCGCAATAAAGCTACCACTTTATATGTTAAACTTTTAGATACACCTGATAAAGTTGCAAATATGCTGTGGGTTGAACATAGCGGTAACTTTGATGTATTTAAACTTGACGAAATGGATAGGTTTAATATGTTAGAAACTATGGTTAGGGCTAATCCAGCGGATTTCATTAAGTTATATTCAGATGTTCATCTTGATAGTAAGGCTACTATAGAACGTCTTATTCATTATGGTATCCTTAAACGATTGCCAAACTCTAGCGTTATTGTAGATGAAAATACAGACGTTATTGGAAACAATATGGAAGAGGCTATTATATTCTTTAAGAATGAGGAACGTAATAAAGCAGCTATAACTACCTTTAAAGCAAGATTGAGAAGTTATACTAATGACTAGGAACGAGCAACATATTGACTTTCGTGTTAAATTTAATAAAGTAAATAGTAACAAAAATAAGTCTTTTCTTCCAGAAGAAATTGATTTGTTTCTTAATGACCAAGCAGATAGGTTTGTTGAAATTAAAACTGCACCTGCTGGTAATTATAAAAATGAAGGTTTTGAGGAAACTCAGAAAAGACTTGATGATGTTAGAACTATAATAAAAGAAGGTACTACCAATGCTAGCGATGCTACTGGTAGAACTCTTCTTACTTTAAATACATTTACTTATGGTAAATACATTGTTTTGCCAACAAATTATTTAAAGTTAGTTAGCGATTGGTCTGATACTTCCACAGATTGTAGTAATCATTTTCTTACTCCTAATAGGTTATTTAGCAATAATAGGCAAGTACAATTAGCATTGAAAGATGTTTTTCATACTACCCATCCTAAATCTCCTATTAGTCAGCTTATAGATAACCAACTACGAGTGTATGAGCAAGGATTTACAGTTGCTAATATTCACATAAGTTATATATACAAATATCCTAAAATTAGTGCTACTCAAGATTGTGTGCTACCTACTCATACCCATAGAGAGATTGTTGATATGGCGGTAGCAAAAGTTAATTCTGTTATGAATACAGATAACTATGAGAAATATATTAATGAAATTACTAAAAACGAATAATAAATGGAAACATTGTTAATCAATAAAAATAATGTACCTTATGCAGCTACTGTTGCAGCTGGTACTACTGATAGTCTTACCCTTGCTTCTGAAATTGATGTTTTAAAAGAAGGCTCTCTTGTTGCTTTTGAAAAGAATGGTACAAAAGTAACATCTGGTGGGTCTTTTACTAAAACTGATACCAAAGGTTACTTTTGGTTAGGTATGCCTAATAGTATTGCTACTAGGAAATCTCCTCTTATTAACTGGGATACTCTTAAATATAATAAGAATGTATATACTGCAGCTGTTGCTCAAGTAGGTGTACTTGGAGGTGATGGGGTAACCGCTAGAACTACAGGAGCTTTTGCTGCTGGTGATGTTGGTACTGAATTTGTTTGTACAGTTGCTTCTACCGCTGGTGACTTTCGTGCCACTGCAGTAGCTTTACTTAAAGTTGTATCTACTGGTGTATCTCTTGCTGCTGATACTGATTTAGTAGCTGGTGAAAAATATGAAGTTATTGCAGCTGGAACTCCTGATGCATGGGGTGGAGCAACATTAGTTTCATCTACTGCCGGAGTTTTAGTTACTGGAACTAAAGTTGTAGGTGCTGAATATGGTGTTACCATTCATGATCTTTCTAAAGAAGTTTGGGAACGTAACAAATGGGATGTTACTTTAACTTTAACTAGTGCTACTACTACTGATGCCCAGATGTTAACAGCTTTAGCTGCTGCTATCAATACTCATGCTCAGGCTTCATTAGTTGTTACTGCAGCTGTTTTGGATACTGATAAAGGTATTAAATTCACAGGAGTTAATGCAGGTGAATCATTTAAAGTATATCCTCAAGGTTTGCTTTATGGTACTACTTTCTTTGCTGATAATTCTGGTATTACTGTAGCTCCTATTATTGGAGAAGGTACTAACGAACAAATTATGAAACTTGAACTTGCCACTAAATCTGTTGAAGGTTACACTGGTACTCAGATTCATGATGAAATTGGTCAGAATTATCCAATTTATAACATTCCTTCACTTGTTGAAGTTGGTGTAAACTACACTGTTTATGTTCTTGAATGGACTGACCAGCGTGAAGTTGCTTATCCAAGCAATAATGCAAATCCTAATCATAAACGTCTTAATATTGCAATCCCTTCTAGTTTTTCAGCAATGATTACTATTATGGATAATGTGTTAGCTGATTTAATTGCTTAATATATTTAGTGAGTAGCTTTTAGGGCTACTCACTAATTATACTATACTTATAATAGACGCTTTATGAGTTATATATATGATATAATAGCTAATGCTACATTAAAATGTTTAGATAACCTAGACACTTTAATTACAGATAAGCCTTTAGTTTCTATAATATTTCCTACCTCTGGGTTTGGTGCATTATTTATTCCTAATACTATATTGGCAGACGTTAGTGCTACTAATATAGTTCTTAACTTTATAGCCCATGCTACTCCATATTTAAAATTTTTATTTTTATTACTAACAATACTATTAACAGTAGTATCGTTTATACTACAAATAAAAAAATTACACAATAAAAAAGAATAATAATGTCTAATGTTAAGTTTTTAGCAATAGTTAGTACTGATTTATTACAAGTATCTTTTAAAGATAATCAAACAGATTGGTCAGAGGTTGAAGGTATGCCAACTTCTCTTACTATTTATATGAGAGGTGAAAATAAAGATGAATATATAGTAAAAAAAGAAGTTATTAGTGAATCAGCTATTAATGCTTTTCTTAATAACGGGCTTGCATATACTTATGCTTCTTTATTTGGCAGGACATTACCTTTAGACAATTTTTATTATATTCAAATTATAGCAGATGAAGGATTAGTTACTCAAATGCTATCAGATATAGTAGCTATCGGTTTTACTTATCAAATAGCAGAAAGGATATATTATAATACTTTAGGTGTTAATGTTCCTGTTGAAGATTTATTTACTAGCCTAACATTAGGAATGATGCCCCAATCATTAGAGTTATTAAATACTCTTAGTAGTTCTGCTGTTTATAGTTATGACCGTGAAAACAAATGGCGTAAAATATATAATTACTTAAATACTATTGTCAATGATATCACCTACTAGAATAACTGATGAACTCAATAGGTGTATTAATATACGATATAATTTAATAGAACTTTATATAGATGCTACTATATGGGGATATGCTAATCGTATATATAGAACAGTTAAAGATATAATGACACTATATGCTTTAGAGAAAACATTATACAATACTTCTCTCTATTCATATACTGATACTCAAATTGAAAATATTATATACAAAATACGTGAATATCTAGGAATATTAAATTATACTAGTAAGGTTGATTACTTTCTTTCTAGGTATCCTTCTGTTGCTTGTCCATCCACATTTAAAGGTCCTTATATAGAACCTAAGTTTGGTAGTACTAGTGATATTACTTATGTAATAAATAACTTTTATCCTACTAGTTATATAACTGAAAAATCAGTTATAATCGATAATACTGAATGGTTTAAACAAGAACTTACTTCTCTTATATTATTAGATGGACAAACTACAATCACTCCTCTTGATTTCAATGTTGCAAATGTTGATATTGATACTTTAAGATTAGAAGTGCAAGGTGATGATTCTCATTATAATACTGATATATCTAAAGATGGATATCATATTGTTAGTAATACATTGCATTGGCATAGCTTCTATGACTTAAAAGTAGGTATGCAAGTTACAATTAAATGGCGTAAAGAATAAGTTATGGATTTAATGCAAATTAAAGGGTTTCATCGTATAAATGGTGAAAGTCGTATGCCTACTACTACTGAACATGAAAAACATCTTAAGTGGAATAATAACTTAGGTGTATTTGAATATGTAACAGTAGAAGACAATCATATAATAGGTGTTACTCAAGTAGGAGGTGATGTAACTATTACAATGAACGATGGTACTACTTACTCAATAGTAATACCTGATATGGTCAGTTTTACACTTCCTGGTGATAAAAAAGTATTATTTGATGAAGATGGTATAATTGGGGGTCGTACCAATCTTACATTTAATTATGATACAACCCAGTTAATACTAACTGATTTCAGTGGTGTATTTGCAAAGAGTACAACTTTTGATGCCACTAATCAAAGCATTTTACAGTATTTAGGTCAAAATAGCTTGTTTGTTAATTTCGGTTCTGATAAATTAGAATCTGATATGAAACGAATTACTGCTATTGGATATAAAGCGTTATCTGGTTTAATAACTGGTTCTGATACTATTGCTATTGGAGCTCATGCTGGAGAGAATGTTTCTTCTGATTCTTCTAATAATATATTCATTGGTACTTACGCTGGTAGACTTGAACCTGATGATAATAAGCTGTATATTCATAATAAAGATTATAATAGCTTGCAGGAGTTTCGAGATAACTCTCTTCTTTACGGGGATTTTGATATTGGGCTTCTATATGTTAATGATAGCTTACATATAAGAGAAGAAGTTCGTATTGGTGCATTTGATATAGTAAATACCCCTCTTGGTGGTATGGTGCAGTTTATACCTAGTGGTAATCCTGCATTATTAAAACCACAATACTATGATAATACACAATGGGTTGATTTTGCTAATAGTACTGATACTTATTTAGAAGATATAACTATAGTAGGTGATGAATATACATTCGTAATGAATGGACATCCTAATATAGTTATAACTATTCCAGATACTTATTATCCTTCTAGTGGCACTCAATATAAAGTACAACTTAGTAATGGTGATAATTCATTTATTCATTCTGATAATT